TACAAGAAGTACCCTATCTACTTCTGCTCAATACCGCAGGACATGTCAAAAGTGGAGCAAACGAACTACACAATCTTTGACAAGTACCCTGGTGTTACAGTTATCAATCTAATTGACCACTCACGACTCGTTCGGTCTAAGGCAGACACAGAACTTATGAAGCTCAATGAGCTTTCCAAGACTGCTATGCTTATACAGGCCCGGATGGGTAGCATCACGGTGTTGTTGTCGCAGCTGAATCGGAACATCGAACAGGAGTTCCGTGCTAAACAACAGTACCAACCCCTCCTGACAGACCTATTCGGTGGTGACTCTATCGGTCAGGATGCACACGTAGTTATGATGCTACAACGTCCGTATGACTTGTATGGTATTACTGACAAGTACTGCGGTGAGGACCCACAAGGTCTCCTTGCTGTGCATATCGAGAAGAACCGTGACGGTATGCTCGGTATGATACCTTTTGAAACTGACCTATCAACATTTACTATCAATGAGAGAAGTCAAAATAGTTAAGGTACCTGGTACGGGTAAGCGTAAGAATGAAGTAGACAGCTACATGCTTCAAACCAACGGTGAGAACTACATATTCAGGAAGTACTTGGTATCAGGATATAACCCCTGCGGTGTACCTGAAGGGTGTGAGGTTGCATACAGCATACCAAACAAGAAAAGCAACAGGAAAATTCCATACTTAAGAAAATTAAACAAAAGAAGATGAGTGAACTAACACTTCCAAAGAAGGTGGTAAAAGCTACGCGCAAGTCACCTAAAAACATGATTATCTATGGTCCACCGAAGATCGGTAAGACCACAGCTCTCTCACAACTTGAGGATTGTCTCATCATTGACCTAGAGGATGGGTCAGACATGGTGGATGCACTCAAGGTCAAAGTCAACAACCTCGGTGAGTTGGCTACGATTGGGAAGGCCATAATATCCGAGGGAAAGCCCTACAAGTATATCGCTGTCGATACCATTACCCAACTAGAGGTGTGGTGTGAGCAAGATGCAAAAGAAATGTATCGTGCAACACCCATGGGTAAGAACTTCGACAAGGATAACAAAGGTTTGTCTGTACTCACACTGCCCAACGGTGCAGGCTACAACTACTTGCGACAGTCTTTCCAAAAATGGTTCCGTAACCTCAACAAACTCGCAGACCATGTCATTCTTGTGGGTCACCTACGTGACAAATACCTGACCAAGAATGGTAAAGAAGTCAAGGCTAATGATCTGTCCTTGTCTGGTAAGCTCCGCGAGATTGCCTGTTCCAATGCTGATGCTATCGGTTATGTGTACAGGGGTGAAGGAGCTACAAGAATTTCGTTCGATTCTACGAACGACGATACAGCTGGTTCACGATGCGAACATCTTAGAGGAATGGATGCACCGCTGGACTGGTCTAAAATTTTCATTGATTAAAAACGATTCACATGTCTTTTGACGCTAGAGTAGAAACTACCCCAGAGGTAGTACAAGAAGAAACACCACAGGTGTTGACAATCTCACAGCTCGTGAGCCACATCAAGGATGATGGCATGAGCCGTGATGATATTCGTAAGAAGTACGGTATGACCATTGCTGAGGCTAAGGAGATCTTCTCCCACCCAAAGATCAAGGGTATCCGTGTAAAGAAGCAAAGAGTGATGCGCATCCAGCTCATTGATGATACTGCAGTACAGCAGATCACTTTGGACCAGAGCATCCAAGAAGTAGAGACTGATCCACACACTGATAACCAAACTGAAATCCAAGACTAATGGCCATTCAATCTAATGCATCTGACGTACAAGTCGGAGGGGGTGGGATTCCCCTATACTGTGGCATAGCCACTATGAACGTGATTGCTGTGAACCCATCACTGGGCGAGCTGCATGCACTCGGCATAAACCTCAAGCAGGAGCCTAACTACACAGGCATACAGATGGGGGAACAAACGAAGAACAAGCTTGTCTTCTGGGTTCGTAATGCTGAGCATGAGTTCACCACACGCTTTGAGATTCTCGTTGAACCAAACGAACGTGCTGAGTCTAAGACTGGTAAGTTCCAATGGATCAACAAGTTTGGTCAAACAGCGTGGGGTACAGAGAACCCATCTACTCAGTACGAGTGGTTCAAGAACGAGGGTGTCCGTCGCAGCTATGCTGGTGAGGAGATGCTCATTGACTTCATGAAGACTTGGGCCAACGTTGGAAGAGATGGTGAGTGCGCTATCGATGACATCAAGGCTGTAATGACTGGTGATGTTCATGAGCTCAAGCAGTATGTCACTGCATTGAAGGAGAATCGTGTGCGTCTGTTGCTTGGTGCAAAGGACGACAAGTACCAGCAGGTATACACGAAGCACTTCGGTCGTGAGAAGCCACGTCGTGACGACTTGTTCATCAAGTCTCTCAACGATGACTACGGTGAGTTTCGTGCAGACTTCGACCCCAATGATTTCAACCTCAAGCGTTGGGAACCTGGTGTAGTCACACCTGCCGAAGCAGAACCAGCAGCTGCTGAGTCAGCTGGTGATTGGATATAAGATTGTGGGCTGGGCTGTATCTTTGCAGTCCGGCCCTTTCTTATCATGATACAAATACGTAAAAGCGACGAATACCTAAGCAGAGATAATGTACTTACAAAGGTGTCTGAGTATCAGATATTCAAATACTTCTGTAGGAACTTCAAGGAGTTGAGCACTAAGTTCTGCAGTGACCTCAGGGAGGACAAGTCCCCAACAGTTAGCATCTCCCTTATGGGGCAGAGGTTGCGGTATAAGGACTTTGGACATCCTGAACATGCATTTGATTGTTTCTCTTACGTTGCTTACAAATACAACACAGATTTCTATGGAGCACTTATACACATTGATAGCTGCTTTGGGCTGGGCCTGTATACTGGTATACGTATTAAAGGGCTTGTACCACAGGTGGCAGAACCAATACTCAGAGAAAAGAAACGGTCAGAGATAAAGGTCAGAGTACGTGATTGGAATCGAGCTGATGCTGACTACTGGAAGCAGTTTCACATTAGTAAGAAATTATTGCGTATATTTGACGTTCAACCTATCTCACATTATTGGATCAATGAACAACGTTTTTCGTGCAATAGTATCAGTTACCGTTACCGTTTTGACTGCGGTTATAAGATTTACCGTCCGCTTGAAAGCGATTTTAAATGGAGTTCTAACGTGGCTATGGAATGCCTGCAAGGCTATCGGCAGCTACCTGAACGTGGTAAGACTCTGGTTCTCACAAGCTCTCTCAAGGATATCATGTGCTTGGCGGTGCTTGACTGTCCATCCATTGCTTTACAATCAGAAATGCTTNNNNACGCGCTTCGAAGAAGTGATAGTCCTGTATGACAATGACTTTGACAAAGAAAGTAACCCTGGCCAGACAATGGCCGTTAAGATCTGTAAGAAGTATGGGCTTGACAATATCGTCATCCCTTCGTATTATAGATCAAAGGATATCTCTGACTTAATCAGAGACCACGGATTACAAGAAGCAAAGAATGTCATCAAGGGGAAAGAGAACAGGCAGTCGTACATCAAAGAAGAGAGTACGTAACGCCAAGCGTAAAGAAGTAGACGGTATTAAGTTTAGGTCTCAGCTTGAAGCACATTGCTACAGGCAGCTCAGAGATGCAGGCATACCTGCTGACTATGAGAAGCACAAGTATGTGCTCATGCAAGGCTTTCACTACGACAACTCCTCATATGAGGACAATGGTAAAACGGGCTTCTTGGACAAGAAGAAGTACAAGGTCCGTGATATCACATACACTCCAGACTTCGTAGACCCCCATGGTAAATGGGTCATAGAGTGTAAAGGCTACGCAAATGAACGCTTCCCACTGAAATGGAAGATGTTCAAGAAACTGTTAATGGAATCAAAAGACCCGCCGGTGTTGTTTGTTCCGAGAAATCAGAAACAGAACATCGAAACAGTACAAATGATTCTACAACTAATAGCCCCCACAGTTTTGTGAGGGCTATTTCTTTATCTAATAACATGAGCATTAAGACAATCGGTAGGCAGGTGCAAAGTAATAGCACTGGCCTGCAGAAGCGGATCAACAAGTCCGCAGAGAAACTTGTCTTTGATGTTCTTCAATCTTCACAATACTCTACCCCGATACCTTCGACTGTACGTGAGCTGGTGACAAACGCCTGCGATTCACAACGTGAGAAGGAGATTGCGTTGGAGATATTGTCTGGTAAGAAGAACGTAGAAGACTACTACATTACACGCAATGAAGACGAATACAAAGACTCGAACTTTGACAGGACTTACTATGATTCTGAGTATCTTAGCGCTGACAATAACATGGTTGTCGTTAACTACAAAGAAAATGACGGTACTGGCTTTTGTGATGTTTTTAGTGTTATTGATTACGGCGTGGGTATCGGCGAGTCGAGACTCGAAGGCTACCTCGAACTGGGGTTCTCAACTAAAAGAAACACAGCAGAGAACTTCGGGGCCTTTGGACTCGGAGCCAAAGTCCCGCTCTCGACAGGCGTCGACTTCTACACTGTAGAGACAGCACACAACGGAAAGCTGTTCAAGATGAACTGCTTTGCATACAAGACGGACTTCCTGATTGGGAAGTTTGATGCCGATGGTCATGTTACGTTCAGTGATGGGACACAGGTCAACTACAAAGATTTCGAGACAAACAACTTCACTAGAATATCCTTTGGGGTTAAGCGGCACAACCGCACAAAGTTTGTAGATGCAGTACAGGATCAACTGAACTACATCGACAACGTATCCTTCAGGTATATCTACGAAGATGGTCATGTGATGGACAAGAGTGTTCGGAGTGATATCCTCTACAACTCTGACAACCTGATTATCTCAGACACTTGGGCATGGCGTAAGCCCCACATTCTTATGGTTAAAACCCCAGGAGCCACTACGGGAATTAACTATGGCTATGTGGACTTTCGTGAGCTCGAGATGGAGCAGCTATGGGGTGCAGTGGCAATCAAATGTCCAGCACGTCAGGCGTATTTAGATGATGACGGTAATGAAGTAGTCCTGCAGGAGGGCGTCGAAGTTACCCCATCGCGTGAGAAAGTGATATGGAATGAACATACGAAGAAGTACATCCAAGGTGCTATTGAGCGGGCAGCTCAAGACGCGGCGGATGTGATTAATGAAGAATTGAAAGAGACGGATTTCCTTACATGGGTGAAGAAGTGCAGCGAAGTTCTCTATAAGAACACCGGAAACGATACTGTACTACGTCAACTGAGTGAGATGATTGATAAGGAGAATGTCAAGCCCAGCTTTCCTGGGGACCGAAGTATAACCTTTGCCTCTCCTGGAGGTATCCTCAAAGGCTACAAAGTTCGCAACGTAAGCAGGGTTTGGAAGAATGGAAAATACCAAATAGAAAGAGAAGAAGTAGGATGGGGCTCAGTCAATTGGGACAACCTGTACTTCGTCAAAGGCAATCCCGTTGCTCGCAAGGACCTGTACTTGCAGACCGGAGGAACCCTTACTCTCATTACAGAACATCACGTAACTAACCTTATGAATGACGATAAGGTGCAAATGAAGATTGATTCACTCAATCTGTATCGCGCATCTAATTGGGAACTCATTAAGGATAGCCCTATGGTGAAGTTCGACTATGACGAGATAGAAGTACCGGCCGATTTTGATGAGGCCCTTGAAAAGAAAGAGGAACAAGAAGGTCTGAAAAACAGATACCGCTGGATGACACCAGAGCAAAGACGTAGAGAAGGTGGGGAGGTAGTACTCTACACACTTCGACGTCCGCACACTGGTGATACCAAATGGTGTAACAATATCTCAGACTGGACATGGGACAAGGTAGAGGCACCACTGCAGCTCGTTCAAGACACTGACATAGAAACGTACTATGGCACCAGTGAAGATGAATCTATGCTGCAATTGGCTGCTACGATCTGTGCTCCCTCAGTTCCTGATTGGACTAATGTGTACACTAAGCTGTCAGACTACCACATGTTTTCTAACACGGACACCAATATGGCTAACCGTAACCCTGTATTTACAGAGTTCAGGCCTGTTCGATTCCGTAATGATTACAATGGTGAGTGGAGTAGTTCAGTGGACGAAGAGCCTGCTAAAATCACAGACATACAGCTGTTCAAAGTATCAGCTACATTGTCTAAGAAGATGGTGGGGACTAACGTCAAGCACATCAGTGAATTCTTTTCCGTCCTACACGAAAACAAATGGAGTATGCATAAGAAAGTTCGAGAGTGGGCAACAGGATGTATGTTGCCTCATGTACCAACCTGGTTTGAAAGGTTGAAAGAAGTAGATCCTAAGTACAGAGATGTACTGGATAAGTTGATGCCGTACCAGAAGTACCGACAACACAGTAGATACTGGAACCAAAACGATGGTGAGTTCAAAGAGGTTATCGATCTCATGAAGAAGATGCACAAGATGCAGACCTTCATGCTAGATGATCACGATGACGAAGCCATCGCTGCAAAATCAGTAGAGCTGTTTAAAGTTGCGGATGCAGATTGTACGATTGCACACGACGATATTCATATACTCGGTGAGTACTTGGATGAGTTCCTTGAGCCACTATATCCACTCTTCGAACGTCTCAACTTCCCTTATCGTAGTGATGACAATGATAAGTTCTGGAAGGAGATTCGTGCGTACCTTGAGATGAAAGACAGACACAATTTTGAACCACCATTATGATCTCTATTAATGTTATAGGTGACATGATATCCGGCAGCTACGGAAACACCCCGTTCTCTCGTGAATACGAGAAGGATATCTACGATCAAATGACTGAGCTTGCACAGCAGGCTGATGAAGTTGATACGGTGGAAGAATACAACAAGATACTCGCAGAGTTCTCGTTGTTAACTACACAGGATTTCAAGAGCAAGGCACACATACTCAGCTTTCTGGGTGGTGTGTCTTTGTTCAGAGACCCTGCTGGGAGACACTACGTCCAGTTTGATGACGGAGATGTAATTGATGTCCCGCTACCTGAAGTTCTCGTACAGAGATTTATCTACAGCGATGCGGTTGGGACAGACGTTACTCCTCTCTACAAACTATGGATGCGGTGGCTCCGTAATCCTATACTCCACATGAAAAACTCGGATGGTCGAGGTGATGAATTCACCAAACGATTCTTCGAGTTCATCGACATGAAGTATGTGCACCCTAAGCTCAAGCAAGAGTTGATGGAGGAGCACGGACTAAGTGAAGAGCTTGCGGAGACTCGTGCTACTATGTACCAAGTAAAGATCACCAAAGAGGGTCTTGTCAATGCTTTCAAAGTATCTCGTGAGATACTGACGAAGTATGACACTGAGACTGGGGAAGAAGTTCCTCGCTATCAGCGCACCTTCAATCCTGACACAGGTGAGATCGACAGTGATGGACTCCCCGAACACGTGGAGGACAGACTCTTCGAGCCATCTGTCAAAGGTCAAAGCGGTGATGCTTTCTACTGTGAGGGAGCCAACGGGTATTCCAACCCACAGCACTTTATCAAAGTTGGTTGTACACACAGACTCCCTTCATGGGATATGGTGGACACTGATGATGAGAGGAGCTGTGTCCCAGGTCTACACGTTGGTGGTCTCAAGTACATCGCTTGGTACAGTGGTGAGATCCACAATATATTCGTTGATCCCATGCACGTTGGCGCTGTCCCTGATTCTCAGGACGGAGCCATACGTTGCTTGCAATACTTCGTGCACTCCAGCTTGGCTGGTGTGAACGGTAGTATCTATCACTCCTCTAAGTATGCTGCTCTCACAGATGGGGAGTGGGAAGAGATGAAGGATGAGATAATAGCAAAGCGGACTAACGATATAGATTACGTTAGATTGCTACTATGAGTAGTGTCGAACGACTCCCGCCCGATGGGAACATATGTCTCATCGATGCAGACTCTCTGTTGTACTACGAGATGGATAAGCCTACATACGAAGAAGCAATCTACGGATTGGATAAACGTATTGAGCACATTCTATCTGAATGCAACACCACTTTGCTTGACGGGTTCTTTACATCAGGCCGATGCTTTCGGTATGATGTAGACCCTGAGTACAAAGCGAACAGACGAAACAAGAAGTCCTCGAAGCCTCCGATCTTCTATGCCATGAAGGAATACCTCACACAGAAGTATGGCTTTTGGTCAGTGAAGCAGTTGGAGGCTGATGATCTGGTTAGTTACTATTCGTACAGTGACAACCGTTCTACGATCGTATGTTCGCCTGATAAGGATGTGTTATTCCAATGCGTTGGGATGCACTACAACTATCAGAAAGGAGAGTTCTGGCACACAACTCCTGAAGGAGCTAACAAGTTCCTTTGGAAGCAAGTGCTCATGGGCGACAGTACAGACAATATCAAAGGTTTACCTGGTGTTGGGGAAAAGACATCTGACAACTGGCTTAAGAATCGAACGAAAGATTTCGAGGGCTTTGCCGTGAAGCAGTATGTCGAGAAGTTTGGTATGGTGGAGGGACTCATGGAGTTTCACAAGATGTTCCGGCTTGTCTATCTTTTGAAGACAGCCGAGGACGTAAAACGTGAGACTGGATTGGTGCTCCCCCCGCTAGATGTTAAACAACAAATACCCCAAGACGATGGTAACCTGTGGTAATATAGTACTGACCCCCGTGAACGGGAGGACTGTTCGACTTACAGGTGATCTCACTAAATGCACAAAGCATGGTGATCCCATAGAGTCCTTGACTTGTGACATGGGTGACTGTTCATTCGACATTACTGTCGGTGATCAAGTCTACCCTAGACCCAAGTCTCCTCATAAAGTTAACATCATACAAGCTGGTTACACTCACAAAAAGCAACATTCAACTTATGAGTTGATGGTTGCCAAAGCTAATGTGACTAGTACGTTTGCCCTCCCATTCTTAGGAGGTAATCGTAAACTTTACATGTGGGATTCTCTTTTCATCAATGCGTTCATAGAAACACCGGAACATACAGACTGCATTGCAGTTCTGTACCGGTTTTCTGGTGACCCATTGTTTCTAAAGTTTGAGTCTGCTTTATGCTCTTTCAGAAACTTCCGTGAGCGGATCGAACCCGATCCATATCACGTGATGTTTGTGTTTGATGTACCATCAAGTTGTACAAAGTCATACGAAGCTTTTGTCCAAGGCAAATATTCACAGATAGATGATCTGTGGAAGCTGAAGATACTAGAGTTTCACGGCTACGACATTGATGGGCAAGCTGGTAAGATACTGTTTCAGTCGGAGAGTCTCCGCAGACAGCTTGAACACAAGCTGGATGTGGTGTTGCCTCCCGATAGTGAACTACATGATAAGCCAGATACTAAAGACGTATACGATCCAGAATACTATAAAGTAACATCAAGTAAATTAGGATGAACGATACATTGAAGAACAAGCTTGGGGACTGGTGGCCAGTCCTTAAGCCTATCTTTGACTCACAAAAGTTTATGGTCCTGCGTGACGCTCTTAAGCAAGAGTATACCTCTGGTACATGTTATCCCTCCCAGGATAATGTGTTCCGTGCTTTCGAGCTCACGCAGTTCCATGACTTGCGTGTGGTCATACTAGGACAAGATCCCTATCACAATGGGATTGCTACTGGACTAGCGTTTGCTACAAACAATGGGAAGATGTCTCCCAGTCTCAGGAACATAGTCAAGGAACTACACGATAGCTACTACGTAGATGTCGATAAGAACTTTGATACAAGTCTTGAACACTGGGCTAGACAGGGTGTGCTACTCATCAACACGTCACTGACTGTGCGTGAGAAGCAGCCTAACTCTCATAAGAAAATATGGGATGGGTTCACGTTACAAGTGATCAAACGTATCATTGCCAACCACAACAACGTAGTGTTTGTTGCGTGGGGTAAGGATGCTGCTGAGCTTATGACTAAAGCCTATGTCAAGCACGAAGAACCAATCATGTCCCTCTTCCCTGAGGAATGTGAGACGTCACACCATCTATTGGCTGCACCGCATCCTGCTGCGGAAGCATACAGTGGTGGTAAGGCGGGGTTCTTTGGATGTGATCACTTTGTCAAGATCAATAAGCATCTAGACAAACACATTGATTTCTTCAGCGCTGTACCAGAGACTGTATAAGAAAAGGGGGCCTAACGGCCCCCCTTTTTAATGCCCTCAAACGAAGGTAAAGTTTATGGTTAACGCAGCTTCTGCCAGCTCGGGGAATGTTCGTCGTATTTCAGCATCTATCGCTGGTTGGAGGTAATGATGAATCACTTCCTCCTCATTGGTCTCCGTTGATATTCGCTGTATTCCGAGGTCATTCATACCGGCATCGATGTGCACAAACTTCAGATCTTTAGAACAAACTACTTTTACAACTTGCCTCTTCATGACTACTAATATATGGGATTATACAACTCATCTTCTTTCATTTATCATTGAATTCTCAACAGTGAGAAAGTCAGCGATAGGGGGTTGAAGAGATAGTAGATGAAGGAAATCAGAGTTATCGATTATCCCGTTACCATTGTAGTCGAACTGTGCAGCGTCTGAGTTTGGGTCTATGCTATTCCCATAGGCTGTCAGCAGAAGAAGCAGGTCCATTATGTAAGTGCCCCAAGACATACTCCCTATACGGGAGGTAACCATATAAGGTTACTTCTTCATATCATAATATCTTGCAGCTTCTTCTGGGTCTGTAGATACGAAGAATCCACGTAGGTATGGGGCAAAGTCAAGTATCTCCTTTACAACCTTGAGGTCCCCTTTCTGAAACGCACCAGAACGTCTCTGGTAGAATACATCCTCTGCATCCACCAGACCTACTCGGTACCCCATGTAATCTTTGGTAGCAAGCAGTGCTTCCGAAAAGTGTATTACAGGATTGGCGACAGCTGTTGGGTCTCGCACAACGCTGAATAGTTCAGGGGATCTAAACTGACTCCACTCAGACCTCAGACGAAGCAGCTGGTATATAGCAAAGTGCCCTACGTAACTGTCGTCGTCGTCATCTCCCATAAGGTCAGACAGTGCTAAACCCATGAGAGCTGCCACTTGTGACGCCATAAGCTCGTAATAGAATCTTCTAATGTTTGCTTTGACTGCATCGTTCTTGTTCTTAGAAAATATACCAGGGCTCAGCCTTTGTACAGCGCTCCCAATCTTACCCTCTTTGATATCGAATCCTGCATTGATGAGTTCATTAAGCACCGTGGCATAGTACCCCTCGTTCACATTCCCCATCTCAATATCTACTTGCGCCCCATCAAAACTACCAAACCTCTTACGTAGTCCAGGCACAAGGTAGTTGCGGAACAGGGTAGCTAGCTTCCAATAAGAGTGTCGTTGTGCATGCACCCTGTCGAAGTTGCCCTTGAGTTGGTTGGTACGTTTCATCATACCGTGCAGCCTAGCTATAAACACCCGCTCGTCAAAGTTTGCTACCTCTGGGTTTATCACAAGCTTACCAGTCTTTGACTCTGTCATCACATCGTACAGGTCTGCAGGTTCCCCACTCTCATTGAGTATAACCTTCCCAGACTTGTCGAGGAGCTTTCCTTTGTAGCTACGAGCCAGTGCAAGTGTTCTCTCCCCCACAGTCATCATCTCTGCAGTTTGTTGGAATACAAAGCCTGCTCCTCTATGCAGAGCTTTCTTACCTCTACTGCCTGCCTCTGTCCCAAACTCGTTACCAAATTCTTGGAATGCATCAAACCTTTCGAGGAACTTAGCAACCTTATTCTTCTTACCAAAGTTGGGCAGGAACTTGTCGTCCATCAACCCCAGGCCCCCACCAAGAAAGTACATCTTGCTTCTGGCCCAACCCAAGTCCTTCATGGAATAGAACTCACCCCCAACAGCTTCTTGTGTGCCCGTCATAGTATCAAGCACCAACTGGTTGGATGCCTGAAGCCAGTTAAACGAGAGCGTGCTCATGGCAGTAGCAGTGATTGCAAACTGAGATAACTTGTTCGCACTCAGTCCATCAAGACTGTTGAGCCTACCATCTAGTTCTTCCTCACTGATGCCATAAACTACATTGTCTATGAAGGATCGGAGCTGGCGCATGGTGTTCGTCTCTTCTCCCCGCACACTAGATTTCTGGTCTATACCCAATCTCTGAGCAGTACGATCCATGACGTAGTTGCCTGAAGGCTCCATGGTAAGTTTCTCTCGTGCTCCAATAGCAGCCTCCATCATGTTCACAACACCTATAATCTGCGACTTGGCAGTATATCTGTTGGACATGTCGTTGAACTTTATCATACTATTTGTTACATCTCGAGAGATCTTAGTATCATCGACCAGTCCTGTAAAGTATTGTGGTATAAGTCTGACCTTCTCCCCATTTGCATCTAGCAATTGACCAAACTCTGTATCAGTTTCGTCCTTCTTAAGTCTGTCCTCCTTGAGGTTTGCCACTGTTTCAGATACACCGTCTTCTAGGAACTGGTCTCTTGCATCTTTACGTATGCCTGGAAGTACGTAAGAGAAGTCATCCCAACTGTTGGTGACAAGTCCGTTTCGCCCGAGCTTCTTCTGGTCAGTGCGATACTGTGCAAGCATAGTATCATAGAACTTACGCTGTTCCTGAGTCATAGCCTCGAACTTTGGGTTCTTGTACTTTGACAACTTAGGCTTTGACAGTTTACCTATGTATTGTCCTCCCCTGTATACCTTAAGCAGTTGGTATTTAACATCGTTGTACTGTAAGTACAGAGCTTGTAGCTTGTCCGTATAGCCTCCAGGCTGCAGGGATTTTATCTGATCGTATATTTTGTCCCTGCGATCTCTGAGTTCCTGCACAATCTGTGGCGCCTTTTTGATTTGATCTGTGTTTTCAGCATACCATCTAGCAGTCTCTGCTAGATATGCCTTACCAGTCTCACTTTTGAA